AAGTTGGCGACATCATCTTCGTGTACGACTCCACTACCCCTTCGTTGGTCTTGACCTATGTCTTGAGCAACGCCAGCGGCGTGGTTGACATTGCTGACGGCACCACCGTGAGCGCAACTGACACCGACTAAAATCGGATTGTCTGAAGGTGGGCCATCTTCTGGGGATACTCGGAGGATGGCCTTTCTTACATTGAGAGGTTCATATGGCTGCTGGTGATACTGGAATTTCAATTTGCTCTGACGCCCTGATCATGCTGGGCGCAAAGGCCATCTCGTCGTTCAACGATGGCACAGACGAGTCCAGCACCTGCGACCGTCTATATCCCGACATTCGCGACTCCCTGCTGGTTCAGTACCCCTGGAGCTTCACGATGAAGAAGGTCAAGTTGGCCCGTCTGGTGACGATCCCCAACTCGGTGTGGCGGTACGAGTACCAGCTGCCCGGCGACCGACTCACAAGCCCCCGCGCTGTGTACAACCGAGGCAACCCCGGCTCGCCCGTCCAGAAGGATTGGGAGATCCAAGGCGACAAGCTGCTGACCAACTTGGACGAAGTCTTCATTGATTACCAGTACCAGACGCCCGAGTTCGCCATGCCGCAGTACTTTGTGCAGCTGCTCAAGTACCACATGGCCTGGCATTTGGCCATGCCCATCACCGAACAGATGGACAAGGCTCAATACTGGCAGGGCATCTCTGTCGGAGGTGGTGGCGAGAACGGTCGCGGCGGCTACTTCCGCACAGCGGCCAACATCGATGGCCAGAACCAACCGACCCGAGTCATTGAGGACTACAGCCTGATCGCTGTGAGGAACTGACGATGCCTCGGTTCACCAACATCATGACCAACTTTGCAACGGGCGAACTCGACCCGCTGCTGCGTTCGCGTGTTGACTTGGATCAGTACAACAACGCGCTGGCCAAGGCGACCAACGTCTTGATCCAGCCCCAGGGTGGCCTTCGTCGCCGCCCTGGCACCAAGCACATCCTTGAGTTGCCAAACAGCAGCACACCAAGCGCGGGCAACGGCGTGCGCCTGGTGTCCTTCCAGTTCTCGGTGACCGACAGCTACATGCTGTGCTTCACGCACCAGCGCATGTACGTCATCAAGAACGGCGCTGTGGTGGCCAACATCAACGGCACGGGCAACAACTACCTGGCCATCTCCAGCCTGACCAGCGACATGGTTGACGACATGTGCTGGACGCAGTCGGCTGACACGCTGATCGTGGTGCATCCCGATCTGCAGCCTCTGCGCATCACGCGCACGACCGACTCGGCCTGGACGGCGACCGCCGCCTCGTTCGACTCGATTCCCAAGTACGCTTTTAACTTGGTGCTGACAACGCCAACAGCTGGGCATCTAACCCCCAGCGCCGTGTCTGGCAACGTCACTTTGACATCGCAGCATGCGGCGTTTTCTGCCGCCAGTGTTGGCCAGTACGTCAACGCCGTCCCGCAGGGCCGCGCCAAGATCGTGCAGTACGTCAGCACCACGGTGGTCAACGCCATCACCGAATACCCGTTCTTTGACACCAGCCAGATCGCCCAAGGCAACTGGTCGCTGGAGACGGGCTACGAGGACGTGTGGAGCAGTGGCAAGGGCTGGCCGCGCACGGTGACCTTCCACGAAGGCCGTCTGTACTTCGGCGGCTCCAAGTCGCGCCCGTCCACCATCTGGGGCAGCAAGATCGGATTGTTCTTTGACTTCTCGCCAACCGAGTCGCTGGACGACGATGCTGTCGAGGCAACGCTGGACACCAACGACCTGAACGTGATCACGGACATCATCAGTGCCCGCGACTTCCAGGTGTTCACCACGGGCGGCGAGTTTTTCGTGCCGCAGCCTGGCACCGACCCGATCACGCCTTTGACATTCACATTCAAGAACGTGAGCCGCAACGGCATCAAGCCTGGCACCCGTGTGCAATCGGTGGAGTCTGGCTCGGTCTACATCCAGCGCCAGGGCAAGTCGCTCAACGAGTTCGTGTTCACCGACACGCAAGCCACCTACGTGACGCAGCGCATCTCGCTGTTGTCGGGTCACCTGATGAAGAACCCGCAGCGCGTGGCCCTGCGCAAGGCGTCCAACACCGAGGAAGCCGACCTGTTGCTGATGACCAACACCGATGACGGCAGCATGGCTGTGTTCAGCATGATGCGTGCGCAAAACATCACCAGCCCGTCCGAGTTCACCACCGATGGCGAGTTCATCGACGTGGGCGTGGACGTGAACAGCATCTATGCGGTGACCAAGCGCACCTTTAACGGCACGGCCCGCTACTTTGTGGAGTTGTTCGGCTTCGACTACTTCACCGACTGCGCGTTCGTGGGTGGTTCTGCTGGTGGCGTTGGCTCTGGTTTGCCCCACATTGGCAAGTCGCTCAATGTCATCTGTGACGGTGTGCCCCAAGCCAATGAGACCGTGAGCGCTGGCGGCGCTGTGACCTTCGACCGCGAGGCTGTGACTAGCTACGAGGTGGGCTTGCCCATCGCGGTCTACGTCAAGACGATGCCCGTGGAGATCAGGCTGCAGACTGGCTCGCGCCTGAGCCTGAAGAAGCGGATTGTGGAGATCAACGCTGTGGTGAACGACACCCAGCACATGGTGATCAACAACCAGCCAGTGGCGTTCAGGCTGTTTGACAACCCGCTTTTGGACGCTGCGGAGCCTGAGTTCACTGGCATCAAGCGCGTCAACGGCGTGCTGGGTTACAGCCGCGAGCAGGCCATCGAGGTAAGCCAAAATTTGCCTCTTAAAATGAACCTGCTCGGTCTCGATTACCGAGTTGCTGTTCACTCTGGGACATAAAAAATGGCAGTAACACCAGGTCAAATGTATGCAGGCGCTGGACTCCTGAACGCTTATGCGTCAGGCCAGGCTGGCAAGGCTGCGGCCATCTGGCAGCAGACCAGCTACTTGCTGCAGGCTCGCAACGCGCTGGCCATTGCTGAGATTCGTGGCGACTACGACGAGCAGTACGCCATGATCCAGGCCGGGCGCACGCTCAAGAAGGCCGAGATCGAGGCTACCAACTACAAGATGGCGGGCAACCAGATCTTGAAGAACGTGCGCAACGCCAACTCGGCAGCGCGTGCGCGTGCAGCGGCAAACGGTGTTCAGCTGGGGTCTGGCTCCATTGAGGCGGTGCAGCGCGAAAACACGGCAGCTGGCCTTCGGGATGTGGCTGTGGCTGACCTTAACGCCCTGGCCGCAAAGGTGTTCGGCTTTGAGGACGCCAGCGCGATGATCGAGTCCTCGCAGATCCAGAACATCATGAATAAGTACGCTGCAGCAACCAATTCCCAACAGATGGAATTGGCTGGCAGTGCTGGCATCAAGCAGGCTGGCTTGCTGTCCAATGCCAAGCTGTTCGACGCTGGCGTCAGCTTCGCCAAGACATTCAAAGCATAAAGGTACGCCATGGCAACACAGCGAATTGAATCGGGTCAGATGCAGCTGCGCAGCGTGGGCGGTGTGCCCATGACGCAGATCACACCCCGCGAGGTGGACTATGTCGGCGTGCGTGCGCAGGGCGAGACCGCCAACACGCTGTCAAAGATTGTTGACCGCATGAGCCAGAGCGCCTTCGAGATGGCTGGCAAAGCCGTGCAAGAGCGTGCCTTGTATGACGTGGCCACCAACCCGTTGACGCCCGAGCAGCTGGAGATTGCCAAGAACGGCGACATGGCGCAGCTGGGCATCGGCAGCAGCAACTTCAACTTATATGACGCCACCGTGCGCAAGGCCCGCAGTTTTGAGTTGGCCAGCGCGTTCGACACCGAGGCCAAGGCCGAAGTGGTCAAGATCCTGTCGGACATTGAGAACGGCACGGCGACCAGTGAGCAGGCCGCGACCAAACTGAACACCATGACCAAGGGCTTCAGCCAGTCGCTGGCCAAGGTTGACCCTGATGCCTCGCTGAAGTTTGCGGCGTCCATGGGTGTGTATGCCAACACGGTGATGGCCGAAGCGTACAAGACCGAGCAGAAGCGCACGAAGGAGAAGCAAGCCCTGCTGCTTGAGAGCAACTTTACCAACAGCATGAAGCTGGTGGAGCCTGCCTTGGTGCAGGGCTTCTTCGTTGACGCTTATGGCGTTGAGCAACCCGTTGAACAGGTGCTGGACTTTCATCGAGATAACATTTCAAAAGCCGCCTTTGCTGCTGGTGGCTTGCCTTTGCACGATAAGTATCTTGCCAAGTTCGACGCCCAGGTGGCCGAGGCCAAGATCAACGCAGCCACCAAGGTGGCCTTGGGCGACGATTACATGGCTGACCCTGTGGTCGGTCTCAATCGCCTCACCAAGGGCGATCTGGGCCGCATGTCGGGCATCTTCATGAACATGCCCCAAAACGACAAGAGCAAGGTGATCGCCAACTACATGGTGGCCATCAACCAGCGCGACTCGGCTGAGAAGGCCGCAGAGGAAGACAAGAAGCAGGCGGCGGTCAAGGAGTTCGTGCCCCTGTACAACGAAGCCTTGGCCCTGCCCGACAGCAGCCCCAAGCGCAAGTTGCTGATTGCTCAGATCAAGGGCATCTCCAACGCCAACCCGAACGCAGTGCCCCTGTCGGTGATGAGCAGCTTACTGTCTCCTGACAAGGAGGGTGCTGGCGATGCAATGGTCGAGTTCAACATCATGGCCGGGATCTACAACGGCACGATTACCGACCCAAGCCAGATCTATTCGCGGGTGGGTAAGGGTCTGACGGGCAAGCAGGCGGTGTCGCTGCTGGGCAAGCTGGTGAGCGAAGACCGCCGCGACCAGGGCGAGTTGGATCGTGGCATCTCGCAGCTGGCTGGCATCCCTGTGATCCCCGGCCAGGTGGTGGTCATTGACCCCAAGGGCGAAGAGTTCAAGCGCCGCCAGAAGTTGGTCACAGACGCAGAAGACATCAGGCTGCAGGCCGCAAAGGAAGGCAAGATCCTGTCGCCCCGCCAGATTCTTCAGGAACTGACCAAGCAGATCGAGACCAAGCGCAACAGCGAGGGGGCCAAGCAAGCCCGTGCATCGCTGGAGAACTACGCCAAGAAGGACTGGATCAACGGCCCCATCACCCGTGACAGCCTGCCCGCCCTTGAGCGCAAGGCTGGCAACGACAGGGCCAAATTGAATGAACTGAAACGTATCCGCACGCTGTTGGATCAATCAGAAGGGAATGAATGATGGCTCTGAGTCCAATCGAAGACCGCTACCTCTCGGCACTGACCGAGCGGGAGTTCCCCACATTTACGCCCGAGCAGGCGCTGATGGCATCGCCCGAGGGTGTGGACGAGGCGGCAACCCCGCCCGGCGGTCGCCCCGGCGATGTGCTGCTGGCCATGGGGTCAAGCGGCTACCAGCCTGGCGTGTCTTCTGAGCGCCCCATCACCGATGCGGCCATGGGCCTGGGCGACCTGCTGGCTGGCGCATTGCGCGGCACGGTGGCCCAAGCGACTGGCCTGCCCGGTGACCTCGAGATGCTGGCGCGTGGCCTGCGCTCTGTGTTCACCGCGCCTGAAGACCAGAGCAAGCTGGAAGCGCTGGCCCGTGGCTTGGAGGAAAAGACCTTTATGCCGACCACCGAGCGCATGAATCAGATCTTGCCGCCCGTGGTGCCGCCCGGTGCCGCTGATGCCGCATCGCGCCAGCAGACCGCTGGCGTGGCCAACACGCTGGGCGAGTTCAACCCGCTTTCGCCTGCCGTAGTGAAGCCTGCTGTGCAGGGTGCCAAGGCGCTTGGCAATGTTCTTGGCCCAACGGCTGCAGACATGGCTGGCGACTTGTTGAAGAAGCAGGGTTTGATGCCAGGTGTGGTTGCTGATGGCAAGGTAATGACGCCAGGCACACCGCCAGCAGCAATTGATCTGCAGCCTGGTGTTGATGTTCTTGATGGAAACAAGATTGGCGTCGAGAAAGATTTGCGCGTCAAGATCCAGTCACAAGAATTGGACATGCCACCAAAGCCGTTGCTTCTCTTGGACACCAACGAAAAGAACGTCAACAGGCAAATAGAAAACCTCGACGTGATCTTCACGAAATTCCCAGAGCCTGTGTTGACACAAGACTCTTGGACAAAAATGTTGGGGTATGCGTTTAAGTCTGACGAAGTCCCTGTGCCTCCATATGCTGCAATCAAAGCGCTTGAGTCGCC